GTACGGCTCGCCGCTGCGGCCGCGGCCGCCGGAATCCATCGTGCCGATCTTCTTCGCGTTGACCACGACCTCGGAGAGCCCGTCGCCGCCGCCGCCACCGAAGAACCCGGCAGCGAGGCCCGCCAGTTTCCCGAGCCAGCCCGACCCGCCAGCGCTTCCACCGGCGGCCTTGCCGAAGAGCTTCCCGCCGATGTCCGCGGCGACGGCCTGCGCGGTCAGTTGCACGAGCATTTCGCCGAACCGCTTAATGATGCCGCTGATCCCACCCTCGAAGCCGTGCGTGAGCGTGTCGGCGATAATGTCCTGCGTATTGCGAGCGGCTTCGATTTCGAACTCGTTCAGCTTGTCGAATTCCTTCATCACCTCCGGGGTGATCTTCTTCGCCGTGACCGTGACGGTCTGCAGCGTCGCGTCGAGCGCCTCGCTGTATCGCTTCTGGAATTCTTCGGCGGTGATGCGCCCCGCGGCGCGCAATTCATTGAGTGCCGCCTCGAGCTTGTCGAACTGCTCTGTCTCGCGCTCCGAGCTCGTCTGCGACATCTCGTCGAGCGACTCGTAATACTTCTCCATTGCATCGGTCTGAATCTTCGCGGCCTTGACCACAACCTCGGCGAGCGCTTCCGGATCGCCGAAGACGAGCGGGCGGCGCTTCTTTCCGGCTGCTTCGATCGCGTCCGCGCCGTCGCCCCAGATGGCTGCGAGTCGATCCTGCAGTTGCGCCTGTTCCTCCTCGTAGTCCTTGGATCGCAGGCGCATCACTTCCAGCGCCTTGCCGAAGTTCCCCTTCATCGCCTGAACTTCGGCCGCCCAGACCGCACCAATCGCGCCGCCCGCGGACTGCAGATACTGATTCGTGACGGCCAAGGCCGAGGCAAGGCCCTTGAAAGTGACGACGATGACTTTCCCGATCGCCTGCAGGCCGGTCATTGCGGCCGAGGCGTGATCCGCGCCGTCGCTCGTGTCGAGAAACGCCTGCAGGAGCGGCGTCAGCGCATCGCGCACGATGCCGATCGCCGTTCCCTTCGCGCGATTTAGCGCGTCATTGAACGCATCAGCCGCCTGCGCGGACTTCGTCGACATCGTGATGCCGAGCCGATCCGCCTCGGCGCGCAACTTGTCGATCCCGGCTCGGCCTTCGTTCAGGAATGGAATCAGCTCTGCGCCGCTCTTGCCAAATATTTCCATCGCCGCAGCGGACTTGCCGGCGCCGTCTTCGAATCCGGAGAATGCCTCGGCGACATCGACGAGCAGTTCGTCGCTGCCTTTCAGATTTCCGGAGGCGTCCTTGACGCTCACGCCGATGCGCTTGAACGCCTCGCCCGCTTCCTTGCTGCCGCCCGCCGCATCGGCTGCGGTCTTCGATAGCTTGCGCAGACCGGTAGTCAATCCTTCGATGTCCGTTCCGGATTGCTCGGCCGCGTACTGCAGTCGAGAGAGGCCCTCGACACTGACGCCCGTCTGTTTCGAGAGGTCGTTCATGTGATCGGCGGCGTCGATCACTGATTTCGCGAATCCGATCGTCGCAAGGCCCGCGAAGGCGCCGGCGACTTTCCCGATGACGGCCTTCGTCTGACGCTCGAACGCGTTGAGCCGGTTCGTCGCACGGTCTAACCCGCTCGTCCAGGCCGCCGTTTGCGCCTCAAGTTTGACGACGAGCTTTGCCAGGTCGGTTGCCACGCGTTACCCCTTGCCCTTCGGCTGCTTCGGTTTCGACATGGCGAACAGCGCCCGCACGAATCCGGTCACGCGATCCGCCGCGCGCGCGGTCGGCTTGCGAATCATGAAATCCTCAGGATCGATGACCGAGCCCGGCTTGACCTGGGGTCGACGTATTTCGCGGGCCAGGATTGCGGCGTGCAGGTTGTCGCGATACGGCCCCCACGGCTCGACGGTCCAGTACCGCTGCCAGCTGATGTATTCGCGCTGTGATGTCGTAGCCTGCATTTCCGCCACTGTCCTTCCGAGAAGTGCCGCGAGCCGATGATCGAAGAGGTCAGCCGGGCCGAGGCTCTTTTTCCTCGTTCACCTCGTTGCCGGCGTAGCCGTTGATCTCCATCACTGCCGAGATCAGCGGAATCGAGACGCGCTGCGAGAGCGCGATGCCCGTCGCGTCCTTGACTGACAACCGTTCCTCGCCCTCCGGCACGACGATGGATTCGCGCAGCAGCAGCGCGATCGCGGCGGTCCGGTCCGTCTTCTGCAGACGGCCGTATTCCGCGAACGTCGCTGCGCTCGACTCCCGCACCGTGAACGTCTCGCCTTCCACGGTCACTTCTTTGGTGCGCAGCGTCGCCAGCTGCGCGAGGCGCTCCCTCACGCCCACGGGTTAGAACCCGACCCGAGTGACGCCGCCGGAGATTTTGCCGGTGAAGGTAAGCGCGCTCTTTTCTCCGATCGGAAGACCGAGGCCCCACGAGAGGAGCGTCATGTTCCATTCGAAGTACATGCCGGCCGGGCTGTCTTCCGGATCCGACACTGAGGCGCCCTGTCCCTTGCGAACCGCGCGCAGGGTGATCTCCTCGCCGCTATCGTAGGAATCGAAGATCGCCGCGAGGTCCGAGGCGTTCTCTTTGACGTTCATGACGAGCGTCACCTCGTTGCCATCCGCCAGGCCGCCGCGATAGCGCCGCGCGTCGTCGCAGTAACTCGTGACGTCGATCTGCGGCTTCGATTCGCCCAGGCCGGAGACATCGGCCATTGAGCAGGCGTTCGAGAAGGCTTGCGGCGAGTTGCCGTCGCCGATTTGCAGTACGAAATCACTGCCGAGAAGTTCGAGCTCGTCCATTTCAGTCCTCCACTATCCAAAGGGTGTATGTCTGTTCCACCCGGAAAAGGCCGGGCTCCATGTCCTCGATCGAAAAGGCCTGCTCGAGCGAGCAGTCACGCACCGACACGGCTTCGGCGCCCGCGCCCATGACGCCGACGAAGTCGATCAGCGCATCGCGCACCGCATCGGCCAGCGAGACGGCATCGGTGAATCGTTCCGCGAAACACTTCAGGCGCCAGCGCGAACGGATCAACCGCGAGGTTCCGCAGAACGTGCGGTCGCGATCCTCGCCGGCGAGCTCATAGACGATGCACGGAACGCGCGGGATGCTGTCCGCGCGATCCGGCTTTTGCGGGATGACGTGCGGAAAGATCCGCGCGGTCGTGCCATTGCTGACGAGCACCGCGACGGCGGTATCCGCCGCCAGGTGGGCGCGAAGCGCGGCCGGCATCATGGCGAGGGCTCCAGTGCTCCGGATGAGAGCCCGACGGCGCGCTTCTTCGCGATGCGATCCACCGCCTTGCGCAGCGTTTCGACCAACTGGCGCAGCGCCGCATCCTGCGAGGCTTCGAACGCCGGCACGAGCCACGGATGCGCGGGCAGGTAGGCCGTCCCGAGTTCGAAGAACTGCAGCACATAGAACGCCTCGGCCGCGACGCCGAGGATCGCCGTGAACAGCGTTTTCATCCGGTTCGTGCGCGTCACGACCTTCAGCGACTTCAGCGCGAAGCCCGCATCGACGATGTTTCCCTTGTACGTGCGATGTTTCGGGGTGCGGCCCGGGGAGATGGCCGACAGGTTCGTGCGGGCCCGGCCGAGCACGACTTTCTTCATCGGATCGCGCACGCCTGCGCGCAGCGCGTTGGTCATCTCATTCCCGCGCGCGAGTTGTGCGAGCTTGGCGCGCAGATCGGCGGCGCCTTCGAGGGCTTCATTCGCCACGGCGGAACCCCTGCGAGATTCGCTTGATGCACATGAACGTGATCCAGTGCTGCCCGCTGTCCGGGTCCGGCAGCGCGCCGGCGATGTCATAGACGTCGAGGACTTCCGGCGAGCCGTCGTCGATGACGTGCACGATCCGCTTCGTCTCATCCATGCCGGGCTGCCAGCGGCAGGCAATGCGGGTCGACACCTCGGCGTGTACCTGCTGCGCGGCGACGTACTCGCGGCCGGAGAGCGGCTCGACGGAGGCGCGCACGTTGTCGTGCGTGGTCGTCCACTGATCGAGCGGCTGCCCGGCGTCGTCGAGGGTTTCGCTCGGCGCCTGCAGGCGGATGACGTGCCGCAGCTTTCGGGCTTGGATCACTGCGCATCCTCCGGCGGGCCTCTGCGGCTCGGTTTGAATGGCCGCTGACTGCGGGTGCGGCGCGCGAGTTGCTGCGCCTCGAGTCGCTCCAATCGCTCACGCACGACGCGCGGCAGGATGCGACGGGCTCGCTGACAGGGAACGCACGGCATCAGTGCCACCGTTCCTGAACCCAACGCAGGGGTGAGGCCCACGGTTTGACGGGCCCGTTCATCTGCACGAGGCGCGCATCGGCCGGCAGTGTCGACTCGGTCCCCTTCATGTCGCGGATCGAATAGATGCCGCTGTCGCGCGGGTACACCGGCACGTCGGGCTTTGCCAGGCAGTACGACAGCCAGGCCTGATCGCTGCCCCGAAACCCGGCGAGCCGCGCTTTGCGGATCGACGTCTCGCCCTTGAAGTCCTCCCAGACGTTCGCACGGGTACCGGTGCGCAGCAGGTAGATGCCGCCGCCGAACCGCAGTTGTCGGCCCCAGTCGCGAAACGGCCGCCAGCCGACGAAGTCGTGCGGATGGTCGAACAGCGGCGCGAGCTCGCCTGTGACGACGAGGTCGATGTCGATCTGCAGCACCACGTCGCCGAGCACGCGCGCCTCGCGCGAGAACATCCACAGGCGGCGATAGCACGACGGGAATCGTTTTCCTTCGGGGCTGCGCAGCTTGCCGATTGCGCGCGCCGCGGGCGGCGTGATGACGACCTCGACCGCCGGATCGAACCCCTCGGCGCTGTCTGCAACGCAGATGAACCGGTGCGGCAGCGAAAGGTGCCGCGCGACCATCCGCTGCAGGACGTTGACGTGCTCGGGCG